ACACGATAACCCTTCGATAGCAGAAGTTCTGCAAGATAGGATCCATCTTGTCCATTTACACCTGTGATGATTGCTGTCTTACATTCTGACATTTGGATATCTCCTCAAAAAGTCTTGTATGGCAGAGTATATTCCATCTTCCAATGAAGTCAAACGGATATCAGCCCTGTCAACAAAATCAATGAAGTCATGGTTGATGGTTGGCTTCCTCATGATCCCCTCTGGCTTGGTCTTGTCATAGATAACCAACCCGTCGAAATCCATATGTTCACAGATAAGGTTCACGACTGACCGTATCGTATGTTGGCGACCATCAGAAACTATCATCATGTTCTTTGGTTCGATTTCATCAAAATGAATGGAAGTAAGAACCTTACCAATGTCGGGGGCAAACATGAACTCCCTTTCTGCATCGCCACTGCCCCATACCACGAACGGTGTGTCGTTCTTTTTTGCAAGATAGCATTTGTGGATGAGACTTGGTATTACATGACCGCTCTCAAGAGCATAGTTGTCATTCGGACCATAGAGATTGCAAGGAACTATGCAACGAACTTTCTTACCATACTGCTGCCTCAATGCCCTTGCACCCACCTCAAGCATTCTCTTGGCATAGGCATAGCCATAGTTCGTCGGATGCGGTTCTCCTCTATGCAGATCATGTGCGTTTACAGGGTACTCAACATCCTTTGGATAGATGCAAGTGGACAGGATGAATGTCGCTTCCTTGATGTTATCATTCTTGGCAACGGCTTCCATGACATTGCATGCCATCATGAGATTCTCATTCAAGAAATCAAACATCCTGTCTGAGTTTCCCTTGACTCCACCAACCAAACCAGCGGCATGAATGATGGTGTCTATTTCGGGATATGCCTGGATGAATGTCAGAACAGAATGACGATCAAGAAGATTCATCTGCTTCCGAGTCGGCTTGATGCCAAATGGAATCGATGATCCTACAAGACCTGTTCCACCAGTTACAAGAATATTAGTTCCTTGGGATGTATGGATAGCCACGCGACCTCCTCAGAGAATAAACCATATGATCCTTTTGGTAGAGAGCAGGATTCTCGTTTCGCTGATAGAGAGCATCTTTTCCCTGCTCCATCCACCTGTGCTGTATGATCACCTTGTCAAGATACTTTGCCTTGTTCACGGCATAACTGACTTCAGTAAACTCATTGTCGGCAAAGACGCTGATATATGATGGGTGGTAGATGTAACCGAAATGATCGAAATATTTCTTGCCTAAAATACCCAGCGTATTCAACTTGTCGCCACGAACCCCGTCATTGTAATGAAGAACACCATCAAATTCGGAGAAATGCTCAAGCATGTCCTTCACGATAGTATCATCATACCCAGGCTTGACGGGAATCATGTCATCTGATGCAAGCAGCAGGATATCAAACTCCCACCCACGATCCATGTCGGCATTCACCGCAGATATCTTGCTTGTAGATTGTCCATAGAACCAGTGGACATTCTCCCCCTGCTCGGACAACCACTTCTTCATCTCATCATTGTTCATCGATTCATCATCAGTATCAAAAGAAAGCACAAAAATCAATTCGTGCTTTCCAGATGCCATGTTCTTGTACAGGGAAAATACTTCCTTGAACTTCTCTGGTCGTGACCTAGATGGAAACTTGCAGAGAATCTTAACCTTGCGATCCACCATACTTGAACTCCTTGGCAACGGCTTCTTCAAGCCGCTTCATCACTTCATCTGTGAAATACTTCTCAGGATTCTCATTGATATTCTTCTCGAATGCTGTCGTACCATCGGGAAGTTCAATGCGAGTGGATACCTTCTTGAAGATGCCATGGTTGATTGCAATCTCCACAAGCCCGTAGTACCGATTCAAACCAGTGTCATAGTTCAACTGAACATCGACTTGCTGATTCTCCTTGGTCAGGCGCGACTTGTACAACTTGCAATGGATGATGTTTCCGATGACATCACCATCGGCATTCTTTTCCTTCTTCTTGGAGAGATAGACGATAGTGGATGCGGCATACTTCAGACCGCTGCCACCACCCATCTCCTTGGTTGGGACATACGCGCCAACGACATCATAGGTGTGGTTGGTCATCACAAGGGGGATCCTTGCCTTGCCCAACTTCATCGTGAGGACACGGAATGTCGCCTTTACTCCCTGCGCCCTTGTCATGTCACGGACATTCTTGCCCTCTGCCGAATCATTGACTTCCTTCTCGGTGGACAACATTCCAAGCGAGTCGAGGACGATCATCATCGGCTTCCTCTCGCTCTCGTCCATCTCAAGAACCTTGTCAACGATGTTCACGCATTGGGTCTTGAACTCCTCAATGGTAGCCACAGGGAACACGGCAACCCTCTTGGCATCCACACCGCGACCTTCGAACATGTCTGAAGTCACGGCTTGCTCGGAATCAAAGTAAAGGACCATGCCCTCGGGATTGTTCTTGAGGAACTGCGCCACAATCCCAAGGGTGAAATAGGTCTTTCCTGTCGCAGATTCACCCGCAAGGGCGATGATCTTGTTGTCCGCTACTCCACCATACAATGATCCCGAAAGGAGCGCATTGAAAGCATAGGAGCCTGTGTCAACGAATCCCGCGACATCCGCACCTTCGATTCCATCCTCAACGATACTGGCAAACTTGTTGCCAGATTCCTTCACGATCTGCTTTAGGAAAAAACTCACTTTACTCTCCCGACAACTTGAGGCTGACTGGCTTGACTCCACCCGTTGGCATTACAAGACCCGATCCGAATGCCGTATTGTACTCGTTGGCGATGCCAGTCTCCGGCTCCGTGCAGTACACGATCTTATCACCAGAGACAGTCACAGCATCTTCCTTAGCAAGAGGAAGCCAAGGAACAAGTGCAAACTCTCCCGCCTTGACCTGTGCGATCCAGGCTGGCTTCTTGAGGGAATACGAGTCCTTCTCAATGGTTGTATCTGCGAGAAGAAGTTCACCAGTTACGAGTTTCAGTAGTTTAACGCTCATTGTTTCTCCTTTTGTTAGAGGCTCACTCACTGTACCATAGTTAGGCCGAACATCGACCAAAACAAATGATTCTTTTTAATCAACCAAACAAAGACTCCAAAGTATCAACCTTCTCGTCTGTCCAACCAAGAACACCAAGAATCGTCCTCAGAGGCTCAAGAAAGGTCTTCTCAAACTGAGTATCATAGTCTATGAATCCATTCAGATTGAATTCTTCGGGAATGCGGCTTGTGAATGCAATCACCTTTTCACCCACGGGATTTGGAGTATTGAGATAGATGAACCTGATCTTATCCCCCTCCCGTATCTCTTGAAACTTTCCCGTTAGTTTCATGTTACGAATGCAGTTGTTGAACACAAGAGCACCCTTAGTTGCGATTGGGGTAGCCTTCTTGTAGACATTGGTTGCATCGAAATATTCAGAAAGACCATTGCACCCCCGAGGAAACGCAATCGATTCGGCTGGTAGTCCATAGAATTCATTCTTAAACCGTGCTACAAACTCATGCACAGCAGACTCATCGCGATTCATGATGACGGTGATAACATCCTTGAGGGCATTGCGAACAACCTCTGGTGTCGATGAACGAGCAGTCTCAATTCCCATGATCTTAAGTTCTGGCTCATTGAGATAGACATTCTCCTCACCCATGCGGACATTGAGCATGTATCGCTTCTTTGCCGTCCATATTCCCTTGGATGCAATTGATTCTCGCTTCATCCGCATCTTGTTCTCATAGGCATTCATGTGCTTTGCAAGAGAATCATAAGACTTGTTTATGACCTTTTGAATCGAATCATTTGAAATCTTGTCTATGAATGTGGTGATCTTCTTCTCATCCGTCTCGCCTGGCATAACCTTATCGACAAGTGGACCAAGATTCAAATAGACCGAGTCTGTGTCGATTGCGATCACATAGTCAACACCGGAACTTCCAATCACCTTGTTGAGATACTTGTTGAGTTCTCTCTCCACCCATTGCACGGACAACTGCCCCGACAGGGTGATGGCTTCAGCAATCTCCTCATCATAGTAGCGGAACCACTCGCTGCCGATTGCACCGAATGCCGAGTTCAACTGAATCTTTCGCACCAACTGAAAGTTATGGTACTTGGATATCAGGTTCTTCAGAGACTCTATAGTTCCCTTGTCAAGGGAAACAGAATCGTTCTTGAGTTGCGCCTTGGCCTCAAGCATGAGTTTCTTGAAGTTCTTGCGCTGCTCGTACATGCTTTCCATGAGTCCAGGAAGGAAACCGCGAACATCCCGTCGATATGTCGTGCCATTCGCAGCAAGAACGAGATCGGATTCTCTTGCTCTTTCGATAGCGTCCTTGCTATTCTGACTGTCCTTAAGTATCGAACTCGGAGTGACGACTCTCCTAAGACCTTCGCTCGTCTTAGTTTCTGGCGACAGATTGTACTGCATGATGAGGTGGGGATATAGAGAGTCGAGGTCGAACGACACAACCCATCTATGCATGCCGACTTGCGGATCCTTGACATACGCACCTTCGAATGACGCATCTTTCTTTCCTTTCTTCTTGGGCGGAATGACTATCTTCCGTGCATTTAGATGATGATAGATTATCTGATCCCATGTACGGACTTGGGAAAACACATCCTGCATGTTCACCTTTGCCGAATAGGCAAGGGAAATGGCAAGTTCAAGCAGACGCAACTTGGCCTCAAGTTTCTGAACAAGCACGGTGTCTTGTATGTTGTACTGCACGAACTTGGTGAAGTCCTTGCGGTAGAAGTCGGCAAAGTTGTCATGCTCGACATACGAGATCTTTTTCTCCCCAAGTTCAACCGAAACGATGTGGTTCAACTTGTAGGATTCGCGAGTGACATATGTGAACTTCTTGTACAGATCGAAGTAGTCGAGGGTGTTGATTCCCACGATGTCGTATGCCACATTTTCCCGTCCGTTGATCTCGACGGTTCTTTGCTTCAACTTACCCCAAGGAGAGAACTTCTTTGGAAAAGAATCTCCAAACAACCGCTGCATCCTGTGGACAAGATAGGGAATGTCAAAGAACTGAACATTCCAACCTGTTATGATGTCAATGCCAAGAGACTGCCATGTAAGCATGAAGTCCCCAAGCATCTGCTCCTCGTTGTCGTAGAGGTTTACAAGGAAGTCCGCTGGCATCTTTGACTTGTCAACCTTGCCAAGCGCGAATGTGTATTTCTTCACCCCGCAGATAATAGTGATGACATTCACTTTCTCATTGGCCGTGGCTATGTTCGGAAAGCCCTCCTCAGACTCCGTTTCGATGTCTAGGTAGGCTATCTTCATCTGATCCATGTTGTAGTTGATTTCGTCGGGATATTCATCACCGATAAACTGATACAGATAGTCGGTGTTCCCATAGATCGGATATGAATGCACATCCCTGTACTTGTCAACAAACTCCCGTGCTGAATCTATATCATCGAAGACAATCGGCTCCACATACTTGCCATCAAGTGTTCTCCATGTCTGTGATCTCTTGCTCAATACAAAGAGGGATGGCTTGAATGCCTCCTCCTCTAGGAATGGCTTTCCATTATGGTAGCCGCGATGCAAGATTCGATTGCCGCGAATGGCGACATTGGTGTAGAACTTCATGTTGTAAAGTATACCTCAGTCCATGACTGAAGCAAGAGTATTCGGTATCTCTTCTTTGATTCTATTCTCTGCGATCTTGATGTACTCAGGATTAAGTTCAGTACCGACAAAGTTTCTATTGTTCTCAAGAGCAACAACAGCAGTCGTCCCCGATCCCGTGAATGGATCAAGCACGGTGCCTCCCTCGGGGCATCCTGCAAGAATACATGGAAGAATAAGATTCTTTGGATAGACTGCGAAATGCGCTCCCTTGTAGCCCTTGGTGTTCACCGTCCAAACGGAACGCTTGTTCTTCATCCCATCATCAGAATAACCTGTCTTGCCATTTCTGCCCATCGCAAGCCCAGCATATCCATGAGTTGAATCAACACCATCCTCAACTTGCTTACCCAATGTACCAAGACCAGTTCTCTCTATTAGTTTCTTCTTTCTCTCAGCCCTACCAAAAGATGCCTCAGCAAGAGGCTCCTTGATTGCCTCATTATCATAGTAGTAATGAGATTTCTTAGAGAGCAGAAAGATATATTCATGAGCCTTGGTGCAGCGATCCGTGACCGACTCAGGCATGGGATTCGGCTTGTGCCAGATGATGTCCTGCCGCAG